TAGAAGTCGAAAGTGAGGTTGTAGAAAATGAGCAAGAAATTTAAACTCGTCAAAGAATTCTATGACGAAGGATTGTGGAATACTGTTAGAGTCCGTAATGCAGTAATTAAGAAATGGATTACTGAAGAGGAATTTAAAATAATTACTGGCGAAGATTATTAATGAGATTAATTATAAAGAATGAAAGGGAGAATTAAATAAATGAAGTTAACTTTAAATTCAATTATGTATGCTGAAGAGGTGTTAAATAAACTTGCCAACAAGCAAGGACTAAAGGCAAAAACATCTTTTGCATTAGCAATGAATATCAAGACATTATCAGAGCCTATGAATACACTTGAGAATGTAAAAAATGACCTTGTAAGAAAGTATGGAGAAAAAGAAGGAGAAGATTCATATGTAGTAAATAGAGACTCTAAAAACTTTGACAAGTTTGTAGAGGAATATCGTAATCTTATGGACACTGAAGCTGATGTGAAAATCAAGAAAATCAAAATTGATGAGCTTGATGATACAGGACTTACTCCTAATGAATTTATTGCAATCTCATTCATGATTGAAGAATAATTTCGAAAATAAGAGGACGTGTTTATTGCATGTTCTTTTATTTTATACCTTGCATTTTGTAATATATTGCATATGCAACATATGTCATATATTGCATACTTATATATTATTTATAACAAAGGAGATATTATAATGTTTAAATTTAAAATGACAAACGATACTTACGATAAGTTGAAATGGCTTACTACAAAAGGATTACCAGCATTTGGTACTTTTGTAAGTGCAGTTGGGTTAATCTGGGGCATTCCAAATACTGAAAAGGTTACTGCTACAATCTTGGCACTTATCACTATGCTAGGTGGTATGTTAGGAATTTCTACTAACAACTATAACAAGGATTTCAATAATGATGAATTTATTCCTCAGCTAGAAAAGGAAATGGCTGATAAGGACGAAGAAGAACTTATTGAAGAAGAAGGTGACGTGGAAGATAGCGAAGAAGTAGCAAATATGGACAATCCTGTTGACCTTGATGAAATTCCACAGGAAGAAAAGGAAGAAATGTTTGAAGGGGAGTAGACCTAAGTCTACTCTTTTCTATTGATTGTTCATTGTTTATTAATTGCATTTTAGTTTCATCATGAAACTTGTGGGGATATTGATTCCATTATACTGATGTGCGAGAGCGAATACACATCTTGAAAATAAAAAAATGCTCATGAATGACTGGTTAGAAGAATAAAATTAATAAATGGGAGTTTGTTTGTAAAATGATAGATTTACTAAGACTAGCAAAAGGGATTCATTATGTCAATAATTTTTGGGTATTTTTAGCACCTTTATTTCTCATGCTAATTGACGTTATCACTGGATTTACTAAGGCATGGGTGACTAAGACAGTTAAAAGTTCTAAAATGCGAGATGGTATCGCCAAAAAGATTGGTGAATTTCTATTGATTGTAGCTATGGCAGTTGTTGTATATGCAGTAATGCTACCAAAAGAGATTACCTATGGTACATCTGTATATATTCTTTTCATGGAAGGAGTATCTATCCTTGAAAACATTGATTTGATGGGAGTAAATATTCCTTTGCCTATCAAGAAAAAGATTAACAATTTTCATAGCTCTCTTACAAGTGGTGATGAAGAGCAGATTCAGAAGAGCATAGATGAATTACAGAAAATGCTTGATGAGGCTAAGAAATTGAAAGGAGATGAAGATAATGGCAAATAATGGAAGCTATTTGTTTAATGGTGGGAAACGAACTGCATATTGTCCTACATTGGAAGCTTACGCTAAGGCTCACGGACAGTTTATCGACAAGAAACATGGCAAAAAAGGTGATGTGGCACTTTTTGATTTCGGAAAAGGCAGAGCATCACATACAGGTATTGTCGAGGAAAAGACATCTACAGGTTATAAAGTGATTGAAGGGAATACATCAATTACTTCAAATGATAATGGTGGGAAAGTCATGATTAGAACGAGAACAACTAAATACATTAGAGGGTTCTATCGCCCTAAGTATGACAAGCTTATTACTGCCGATATGATTGTTGCAAAAGCAAAGGCACAGGTTGGCACAAAAGAAGCACCAGCTGGCTCAAATAAGGTAAAATACAATACATGGTTCTACGGTAAAGAAGTAAGAGGAAGTGAATATCCTTGGTGCATGGCTTTTGTATCATGGGTATTCTGGCATGTGGAAGTACAGGCTAAGGCAGCTGCACCTAAACCAACTGCTACTGCAAAAAAGGTAAGCACAAGCAAGCCAGCAAGCAAGCCAGCTAAGGCAACCGTAAATGTGGCTAAAAAGGCTTCTCCTAAGCCAAAAGGTTCAAGTGTGGTAAAAGAGTACCAACATGCGTTTAACGTGTCTTACAAGCCAAAAACTAAGCTTGTAGAGGACGGTATTCGTGGAGAGAAGACTGTTTCTTCTTTCGGAACTGTTAAGCTAAAGAGATTCATGATTGGCAAGAAGACTATGGTTAAATTTGTACAGAAAAGAGTAGGAGCTGACGTAGATGGTGTCTACGGAAAGAACACAAAGGCTAAAGTTGCTGCGTTCCAGAGAAAGCATGGATTGGTTGATGACGGAGTAGTAGGAAGAAACACATTACTGAAAATGGTAAAATAGTATATGATTTAATATTGTATACTATTGAATTGATATTTATCCAAATTAAAAGGGGTATAACTTATGATTTATTTCATAGGCTATACCCCTTCTTTTTTTGTTTTTATTGTTGGTTGATTCTTCTATAAATTTATATGTTTAATGGTTTGATATTGCTATTCTAAAAAAACACCTAGCATTCTACCATCCTTAAACCATTAATGATTGCATTAGCTATTTGACTAGGAGTCATCTTATATTCTATATTGAAAATAGGAATGATTCTTTTCTTAATTTTACTATTCAATAGGTTATCAAAATCTTCCTTGTCAGTTTTGAATCTTCTAAGCACCTCAGTTTCATCATCTCTTGTGGTCAATAATTTGTGTAATCTATATGATGAACCAACAATGATATAGAAGATACGAATTGAATCATTAGGAATCCTATTATCCTTGATTAGAGACTTGATTCCTTCTGGTGATAAGACAACAACCTTGTCTTCGTCTCCAAGCAAGCTATCTAAGTGAGTTCCATAATGCCACCCTCTAAAGGTAGCAGTTTCAACAAATAATCCTTTCTTTTCGTCATTGATAAACTCTTCATCCGACATGAAATTATAGTCCTTACCGTTTACTTCTCCTTCCCTCATAGGTCGAGTAGTGCATGTAACAACTCTATCCAATCCTAACCTTTCAAGTTCCATAGCAGTGGTTGTCTTCCCACACCCACTCTCACCAATCAAAACATAAATCATAATTTTCTTCCTTTCCTATTAGGCAATTACATGTCTATGCTTTTCTATAGACAGTTTTTCTATGCAATCCAGAGCATTTACATCTTCTACTTGCCACAAAAATATCTACTGTTCTATTTCTTCCTACTCTATCGACAACTGTATATGTCTTTTTACCAATCTTGATTTTAGTACCAAACTTAACTCCATTCATGGCAACGTGACCACTTCTTAGTCTTACTCCAGAGGCTGAACGGTGTGTTCCTCTAGGAGAATTGCAACCAGCACAGTAGTAAGTGATTCTCCATTTGCCGATATTCTTCCACTTGTTTACTTTTGGTTTGATTGTCTTTGATATATTCGATACCCCAAAATTTACAAGTGATTTTGATGTAGATACGACACCAGTGATTGGTTTTAATTCACTCTTTTTGATATCATGTTTGCATTTTAACTGGTGTCTTATCTCTCTTTCTCTTCGCTCGTGGGCTTTCATATGGCTTATATTGATTACCACCGATAAGATAATCGTTGCCAGCAAAATGACAAGCATAAAGTTTTTGTAAAAGTCTGATTTATTTTTTCTCATAAAGATTTCTTCTCCTATCCTATATGAGTCACCTACTATAACCCCTTAATGATAGAAATACAGTCATAACAGATTACATGGGCTTGATTCTCTTCATCAAAGAATGTCCTAAAATCGTCATATGACTTGCCACAAATATCGCACCTTTCCTTGAAGTGATTCTTCTTCAACTTAGGTGGTTCTTTTTTCTTTTTATTGTCCTGTTCTATCTGTTTCTTTGTTCTTCTTTTTCTTTTTGGTTTGGATTCTTTTTCATCCAATTTTTCAGTAGAGGTGACTTCTTTCTTCTTTCTCCCCATATTCTAATCCTCTATTCTATTGTATATTTAATTTTAATGATATATTTATTTACAAATATAAACTATGGAATTATCAACAGGACATTGTGTAAGTCGCAATGCTTTCATATCCATGATAATTCCACAGTATGAGACGGTTTGATATATGAGAGGTTCAGTTGGTGGTGTCTACCAAAAAGTCCTCTTAGAATGGCAAATTTTAACGTTTAAGCCATGCTCTACATGTATCATATTCAGTTGTAATAAACATTAATCTTCCGATTCATCTATAGTCTTTAAGAAGTTGCCATCATCATCAACGAACATGCCGTACTGGATAAACATCAATTCTGCAATTGGTTCCTTTTCTCTAAGTATTCTAGGCATGTCGGAATCATTCTTTAGTTCAACAACTATTTCATCTACAAATGAATCTACTACCGTAACAGGAAGTGGCATGTGCAAGTTCTTGAGTCTCATGAGTTCCTCATTTGAGAAAAGAAGAGCACCTACCTGTGAATCTTCCATGTCAATTCTCACGCCTGTGTAAACATAGATTGTTCCTTTAGGCTGGATTGTAAAGTTCCTAGGAGAGTATAATGTATATGTAGGCTTTCCCACTTCCATTCTAGGAGCAATCGAGTTTTGTCTAAGCAATGATACTTTCACTTTTAATATTCACCTTCTTTCAGTACTATATCATTATAGTGGAATGTTTTCTTAATGTCAATAACTCTTTGGTTTGATGAACCTCTATTCTTTAGATTCATGTTCTTTAGCGACTCAATAAACTGTCCATCCACAATATAATCAATATTAGTTATTTCTTTTGGGTTAATATCATTTCTTTTCAATAAGTCTTCAAACTTATATCCTGTCCACACCCAAATCTTTTTCTTGTCTCCATACTTTTCTTTTACTCTATCAATCAGTTCAAATAAAGTATTGATATTGTATGGTTCAAATGGCTCTCCACCTAGGAACGAGATATGATTTACATAGTCATAATCCAACGAATCAATAATCTTTTCAATGATTTCCTCATTGAACTCTTTACCATTGTTCTTATCCCAGATAGAGCTGTTGAAACATCCTTTGCAATGGAAGTGGCACCCTGTGAAGAACACAGAGGTACCAACACCATCACCGTTTGAAATGCAGTAATATTTTATCTTGGCATATCTACTCACTTATTTCACTTCCTTAATCGCACATTTCCTCATCATCAAGATGGTATCTTCTATTCTTGATATCCGAAGCTCGACCTTCTGAGAATGGATTTGTACTTATATAACCACATACTCTTAGTGCAATATCCATCTTGTCGAAGTCATCATTTCCACACTGAGGGCAATGGAATTTCAAGTCATCTCCCATTGAAATATCAGTGCAACCACATACTCTACAGTAAGATGTAGTTGTATTTAGTTCTGCATACATGATATTGTTGGAAATAAATTTAATTACTTCCAATACTGCATCAATATTCTTTGTCATGTTAGGTGTTTCTCCGTATGAGATAGTTCCACCTAGAGACA